GGGGACCTCGCCCCCAGACCCGCTTTGTAGATTTAACCCCGTTGACTCCGGTGCAAGCCAGACAAAAACTAGCGGTTATCCAAGATGAAAACCCTGACGGTGATTTCTTTATCACGCCTCACCCAACTATGGGCGGTCGGTTTGCCATTGAAGAGCGAGCAGACAGAAAGATAGCGCAGCTTAATCAAGAGGCGTTGGATGTTTTAGAAAGACAAGAGCAAATTGAAGCGGGTGATCAGGCTCAGGTTCGCGTTAAAGCAGAAGGCGTAGCAATACAGCAAGCAGAGCAAGCTGCCGCACAAAAACAGGCTGATATACAGGGAGCATTTGCAAGCGCTCCTCCAAACCCACAGTCAGTTATTGAAGCGTTTTCTGTGCCTGCCCCTGCAAGGAACGCTGCGCAAGTTGCTGCAATTAATCAAGCAACCAAAAGACTTAATCCGTCAGACCTTAGCGTCCTAGAAATGGCTGGGCAATACCCCGGCTCTATGAAGAATGCAGTCGAAAGGATTGAGCGCGAGCATAGGATCAAGTATTCCCTGTCCAACGATGCAACACCAGATCTTAAAGACACCGTTGACGATATGCGCAAGAAGCTATTGCCTATCCTCAAGCGCTTTGGGTTGGGTAATATTGGTCTGCGTCTTGTTGATACCATCGAGAACGGTGGTGCAGACGGCATGTACGCCAAACAGGTCATTACCTTAGCATTGGATTCTGATAATCCTCTTGGTGTGATGCGCCATGAGGTCATTCATGCGCTGAAAGAACTTGGTGCGTTTACACCCGCTGAGTGGAAAGTTCTGACCAAGGCAGCTAAAGATACATGGATCAATCAGTTCTTTAACAGGGACATGCAGGATCGCTATCAACGAGTTTATCTCGAGCAGAACGGCAACCTTGATGGGTTCCCAGAATACCTGCAAGAAGAAGCAATTGCTCAGGCATTCCGCTTTTACACAGAGACCAAACCACCATCAGGCATGATTGCTAACCTGATGCGCCGTTTAAACGCATTCTTTGATGCGCTGGGCAACTTTCTTGCTGGCAAAGGTTTTACAAACATTAACGAGATGTTCTTGCCTAACCGTATTTTTGCTGACATCGAGCGTGGCGCTATTCAGCCGGGTCGTGAGCAAGGTCGTGTTGAGTCAACTCCACAGGAATGGCAAGCAACACCTGTTGATGTTGCACAGGCTGCTGCATACGAGCAAGAGAATGGTATTGCTCCGTACCTGTCAGAAGGTCAGCTTCAAGTTGATGTTCCAATGGCGCGGTATTCGCTCAAGCCTGCTTACACACCAAAGCAATTAGCCAAGGGTGACGGAGACAACCATCCTATATTTGGTCTGCCGCTCAATAAGAACGGCACAATCACTCTGTATCTGCCAACCAATAACGCAGAAGCAAAGCGTATCGTTCGAGAGAAAAAGCTCCAAGGCAATACGCCTGATGCTAACCGCATTTACCTGACCAATGAATCAAGCGGCCCGAAGGTAATGAGCAATCCGGGCAACATCGATCACACGATGGATGGCGCTAACGTGATGATTCAGGTTGATCCTGCTTATCTGCAGCTTGATCAGGAATACGCAGACGGTCGAAAGGACTTTTTCATTCAGATTGCAGAAGGCAAAGCGTTTGCTGAGAAGATGGCGCAGATGAAGCTCTTCACGCTTGATGCTCCGCGTGATCGTGCCATCTCCAAGGAAACATCACTGGCAGAGATTGAAGCCAAGATTAAAGGTGGCGTTGAAGCTTACAAGGCTTTGGATCCCAAGGAAAAGCGTAAGCGTTTAGCTGAAGCACGTAAGACTTTGAAAGAGCAGCACAACGTTGGCACCTTGCTATCTGAAAACGGCAAGCTGCAGAAGACCCGCGTTGGTGACTACGGCATCAAGTTCGAAGGCAATAGCGTTGCGTCTATGGGTCTTGGTCTGGCTTCTGCGCAGAAGATTACCGAGAAGCTATCGAGCTGCCCTCGCTCTGCCCGTTGCGAGAGCCTGTGCCTTGGTGAGACTAGCGGTCAGAACCTGCTGTATGGTGGTGATGGTCAGTTTAAATCAGGACCTCGTCTGTCGCAGTACTTGAAGACCGAAGCAATGGTCATCCACCCAGAAGAGTTTGCCATCGTTCTTTACAACGAGATCGAAGCATTCAAGAAATGGTCTGCCAAAGAAACAGGCACAGAGACCGTTACAAACGACGCAGGCGAAAAGGTTAAGGTTCCAAAGCAGGCTTACCAGCCAGCTATTCGTTTAAACGTTACAAGCGACTTTGCTCCGAAGGTATTCGAGCCAATCATTGGTTCATTTCCTGATGTTGAGTTCTACGACTACACCAAGCTGAACACGCAGACGATTGCTAAGAACCATCACCTTACCTACTCCTCAGACGGTGTAGCACAGGTTGTTGATGGCAAGACCGTTGGTGTTGGTTCCAACTGGAAGGAAATGGTTAAGAAGTTGGACGGTGGCAAGAACGTTGCTATGGCGTTTACAAGCCGTAAAGCTATGCCTGAGTTCCTCCTTGATGAAGCCACTGGTAAGAAGTATCAAGTATGGAACGGCGATAACTATGATGCGCGATTCCTTGATCCAAAGCCGGGCGAGAAAGGCAACAAGCTTAACCAAGGCATGATCATTGGTTTAACCAACAAGGATCGAACTGGCAAGCCTGAAGACGCTGCCATCAAGAACGATGGTTTCTTTGTTGACTACGATCCTGCTCGTGATGGCAAGACATTGACTATCAAGGATCAGCAAAAGATATCCGGTGAAAAGAAAGTCATTCCTATTGGCAAGAAGTTCTCCCTCCGCGCACCAAAGACTCCAGAGTTTAAACGTTTCTTTGGCAACAGCAAGGTTGTTAAACCAGACAATACACCGAAGGTTATGTACCACGGGACTGCTCGCATCATTGACGAGTTCATTCCGAAGCAAGCAGGTGCAATCTTTGTTACAGAAAATCCTGAGTTTGCAGGAAAGTTTTCAGAAGACTCTGTGAACTACATGGTAAGGGAGCAGATTGAAAAGATTAGCGAAGCTTACGCAAAAATGACGCCTGCCGATCAGGTTAAGTTTTTACAAAAGGCTTATCGTCTTGGCGCAAAAAATAACGAAATTTCAAAAAACGTTGCTAAGGCAAACATTGGCACCCTTGATAACGATCTTGAAAGCGGAAGGTTTGCAGATCTAAGCCAAGCCTATTTCAATGAAGTTTCAGAATTCTTTCGTGATTCGATTCGCAAAGAATTAAAGTCTGGCGAAAACATCATGCCCCTGTATGTTCGGGCAGAGAATCCTTTTGACTTTGAAAACCCTGCGCATGTTAACCAAGTTTACGCTCGCTTAGTTAATATGTTGAGTGAGCAGTATGCAATCTCAAAAGAAAGGCTCGCAACTGGCGACTGGCCTGCGATTGAAGACGAAACCGTTCAGCAAATCATCAAAGACCTTGGGCATGATGGCTTCTATGTCAAAGAAGGGGGTGAAAAGAACCTTGCTGTCTACAATCCTAACCAGATTAAGTCTGCCACTGGCAACCGTGGAACGTTCGACGAGAGCGGTCGTATCCTGTACTCGCTAAAGAACGCACCACCTAATCGCTACACCAAGCTGGCAGAGAGCGCTCCCACTACAGGCGAGGCAATCACCAAAGTAGCAACGTCAGCATTTAACGCGGTGCGTAATGACGGCACCCGTACAAGCGCACGTATCAATCTGGTTGATCGCTTTGCCGGTGTGAGCAAGACCCTGTCTCCGCTCCCTCTCTTTAGCGACGGTGTATTACGCGCTGATATGTTGCACCACGCCAAGGCTCAGGGCATTAACCTGATCAAGGGCGGTCTGGTCAGTGGCATTCCTGTGCTAAACGGCGATGGCACTATCGGTATCCAGATCAGCGAGAACAACCTTGCACGTGCTGCATACCTTGCCGACAAGCTTGATACAAACCAGAACGTTGTTGACTCAGGTCTTAGCGGTCGTTCGTATATGTCAGAGGTTGCCCGTATCCTGCGTGGCATGGACATCATCGAGGAAGACAAGGCAACCCGCGCATTGGGTGAGCAACAGATCAGCGATGCCAACTTCTTTGCCAACGAGCTTAAGAAAGAGCTTAAAGCAGGCAACATAACGGCAACGCAGGTTGTGCAGTTCCAAGGTCAAATTGACAAGCTGCGCGAAGAGGGCAACGCTAATCGCAAGGTCAATCGAGAGCTACAGGTCAAGCCTGAAGATATCGCTTGGGCGCAGAAGCAGTTGCAGATCACACCGGAAGTCCAAGAGATACTGGATATCTGGAAAGCGGTTAACACATCCTTGGTTGACCTGTGGGAAAACGTTGGCTTGCTCGACAAAGAGACAGCCGACAAATACCGCGCAGCGAAGAACTATGTGCCGCTGTTTAAGTCACGTGAAGATTTAAACGAAGAAGGATTCTTCCGTACCGGCACCGGTGCCAAGACAACAGCAAAGATCAAGGCTCTGAAAGGAGCTACAGATCAGCGCAACATCTTGGAGAACATCGACAAGCAGTACGCCACGATGATTGCCGCTGCCTATGAAAACCAGACACGCCGTGTATCTGTTGAGCAAATGCGAGGCATTTCTGAAGAGCTGGCTGAGATTACCAACGCATCTGATCCCCGTGTAAACCTCCGATACCGTGAGAACGGCAAGGATGTACACGTCATCATTGAGAACCCGAACGACCTAGCTGCGTTCCAGTCAATGACCTATCAGCTCAGCCCGATCATGAAGGCGTTTGGAGGTTTCACCAAAGTCCTACGGGCGGGCGCATTGCTTAACCCTATGTTCTGGATCAGGCAGCTTATTCGCGACCCTATATCCGCCACGCTAACGGGGCAGGCAGGCATTGTCACGCCGTTCCATTCTGCCAAAGAGTTCCTGTCGGTCATCACCCGCAACTCCGAAGAGGCGAAGATCCTTGCCTCACGCGGTGTGATTGGTCAGTTCGACAGCACCGTTACCCTACAGGAATACTTGGGCAACGTTGGCAAGGACAAGCAGCAGTCGCCCGGGATGATCCAACGCGGTTTACACAGGCTGCTCGAGATCCACGAAGCGTCTGATGCTGCTACCCGTATTGCCATCTACAAGAAGGCAAAGGCTAAGGCTATTAAAGACGGCATGTCAGAGAGCCAAGCTGTTGACTACGCCGTGTTTAAAGCACGTGAGTCGATTAACTTTGCATTGACCGGCAACTCGCCAACCCTTGCAAACCTGCGCCAGATGATCCCGTTCCTGAACGCCACGATTGTTGGCTTGGATACGCTCTACCGCGCAGCCACAGGTTACGGTTTAAACCCTGAAGAGCGGGCCAAGGTTCAGCGGATGTTTGCTACCCGCGCCATGATGATGGTAACTATGACCGTTGCGTATGCCGCGTCTCTGCAGGATGACGATGACTACAAGAAGCTGCCTGACTATGTGAAGGACGGCAACTGGCTCATCCCGATGTCTACAGAGTCTGGCAAACAGTTCGTCAAGGTCACAGTCCCATACGAAGTTGGCTTCCTGTTCAAGACATTGCCAGAAGTCTTTGTGCGTTATATGTCTGGCACCAGTACAGGCAAGGAGTCTCTTGCCTCTATTCGCTCAGGGTTTATCCAGAATATGCCTACGGGCGGTGTGCCAGTCCCACAGGCTGTGCGCCCCTTACTGGAAGTGGTCACTAACCATTCGTTCTTTACCAACCGTCCTATCGAGGGCATGGGTGATTCCCGTCTGCCTGTTGCGGAGCGCGGGCAGAGAGCCAGTGAGTTTGCCAAGATGATGAGCGGTCTGGGTCTGGACAAGTTTAGCCTTTCGCCTGCCAAGATAGACGTTCTTACCAAGGGCTACTTTGCTGAGCTTGGTTCTTTCTTTAACGAGCTTTCTGGTGCTGTCATCAATACGGCAACCGGCAAGGAACCAACACCTAAGAACGTGGATAACGCATTCTCGAAAGCGTTCCTGACAGACCCGTCTGTAAACAAGGCTATCTCCGACTTCTACGATATTGAACGTAGCGCACAAGAGACAGCCAATTTGTTTAACGACATGAAGAAACAAGGACGCGGTGAGGATTTGCGAGCTTTGCTTTCCGACCCTGAAAAGCGTATGCAGGTTGGCATCTCTCCAACTCTGAATCGGATACAGAAGAACATGTCGGATATCAATGCGGCTATCCGGATAATAGACAGAAACCAGTCTATCCCGCCGCAGGAACGCAGGGCAAAAATAAACGAGCTTCAAGGGATTCTTGGAAAGCTCGCTGAGAAAGGGAATGAAGTGGCAGGGATTGCGGGTCTTAGTCGCTGATCCGCTGTTTGACCTGCTCGTAAAGCTCCCATTCGGTGCCGTACCTGCGCTCGAACTCTTTCTTCCAAGGGTGCCTTGATACGTACTCTGGGTTATTGTGTCCAGACCGGTGGTGCAACGGGCAAAGCGGGATGGTATGCAGGTGGCTTACCCGTCGGTTACCGTTCTGGTGGAGGTGGTGTATATCAGCAGGTGAGACACCACGCTCCTCGTTTAAACACACTATGCAGCCAAGCTGCTGCACCCTGTCAAACCATTCCTTCTCACTCAACGTTGCCATGAGCCTTTGCCTCTTGAAGCTGCCTGCGTAATTCTCGTATTACCTTGCGGTAAAAGTCTACCTGTTCCATTGTGTTCTCAGCGCAGTCCTCGAACATTCCGTACGCTTTGTGGTACGAGTATTTCCAGTACTGTATCTGCTCCTTATCGTTTAAACCCTCTATGTCCTTGACTAAGTTGAAATGCCTCCAGCTGTCCATTGCTATCCCCTTGTTTTAAGCATGGCATCAGCAATCGCGTAAGCTTCTTGCGCGTCCATGTAGTGCGTGTTGTAGTGGTGGTGAGGGTTGGCATACATGCCTTGCAGAGCTGCCGCCGCAAAGTAATCACGCAGGGTCATGCCTTCTGCTATGTCATCTTTATTTTTCCATGTAGGGAACGCGGGTTGGTTCATTTGTCAGTCTCCTCGATAAGTTTGTCCAAGTAATGCCGTGCCTTCTTTAAATCTTGCAGTCCGTGCTTTTCTTTCCATCGCGATACGTACTTGATGATGTTGCCTTCAAGGTACCCGATGTTATTGCTAATGATGTAATCCCAAGGCTGAATAGCTTTGTTCTGATAATGATCTCCTCCTTCCTGTCGGTCGTTGGCTTTTGGCTTCTTTAATGCCGTATCAAGAGCTTGCTTAATTTCTTCACGGCGGTCTAAGGGTGGGTACATATCGGGTTCCTCATCCATGCGGCGGCTTCATCGCACCTTGGTTTTAAAATGGCATCAGGTATTCTTGATGTCGAACGTTCTTCCTTCGTCTTGTTAACCTTGATTGGCTGGGTAGCATTTATTCCCTTGCCTATCATGTAAACGCGCAACCTTATACCTCTCTTGCTTCTAGCCCAAGCACAGATGTGAACCATCTCTAGCTTAAGCATTTCAGAAAGGACAGCATCAACCGTTGCTTTTGGCAGGCCAACATGATCGGCTAATGCATGAGATGTTGTTTGTTCTAGCTCGTTTAAACCCTCTTGAATAATCATCGGGTTCTTTGCCCTAAGATTTATGTTTGGCATTATGCCTCCTGTGCTTGATCACCGTTCTTCTCCTTAAAGTTATCCACAGCGATACACCCACGCTCTCGGCACCCTTCGTCCAAGTCAGGCAAGAACTCGTCAAGGGCTTCGTATATCTTCATAGGCAACATTCCGGGCGATGCGTGATACAGCACCGCGATAATCTTTAGCTTTTCTACTAATGGCTTGGCTTGTTCGTACCTCATGTCTTCTCCACGTTTTGAAATTCAACTTTGTATATGCCACCGTCCATACCCCAGTCAATGCGTAGGTTGCACTCTTTGTAGTACGGGTTCAGCATCGTACCTAGATGATGCGACTCAGGCTTAACGCTGTAGTACCTGCTAGTGATGACCTTGCCCTGATCTTCGGGCGGTATGGTCTGTCGATACAGCGGGGGTTTTGTTTTAGCTCCCACCGTTCTTCTCCTTTCTTAAAACTTCAGCAACCCGTACTAGCTCAACCATATCTTCGTGGCTCAGTCTACCGACCCACTCATGCCCCTCTTTGTAAAAAGCAATGTCCAGTAGATGTGCGCCGCTTGTCGAGTATATGGGTAGCGCAATGTGTTGAGTGTCGTTGTTGTGCCATGCTATCTTTGCGCGTCTGATTAAATCGTCATCATCCACCGTTCTTCTCCTTGAGTTTGGCTTCGACATCTCGCTGCACAATAAAAAAGTCCATGTATGTCATATCAGTGTCGTATAGGTCATAGTTCTTGTTATAGATTTCGGACATCTCATCCTCCGTCAGCCCGACCCATTCTTTGCGTGGTGGTGCGGTGTAGAGTGCAAAACAACTGTGCAATTCTGTAAAATCATTTGGATTATCTGTCACAAATGCTGATGCACCGTCTAGCGTGTAAACCATCCAAGCTATGGGTTCTTGTTTCTCTGCTTGTTGTGGTACGGCATAGAGAGGTTTACTCTCACCTTTAATTGCTCCTGCTGGGTTTTCAAAAGCGCACGGATACCAAGAGCCATCAATAGAATCACGAACCACCCACGCCACAGGCTCTTGCTTCTCTGCTTGCTCGATGGCTTGGCGTAGTGCTTGAATCTCAGGTAGCAATTCAACCCTATACACAGCATCAATGCCAATTTCCCACAGGCTTTCAAACTTAGCCAACGCCATCTTCATTGCTTCAATGCTCATCTTTTTCCCCCACGGTGTTTTTGCCACAGTTCTTTAATCAGAATCAAACAATAGACAATGCCCGCAAACACCGAAGCAAAAATCAAAAAAGTAGATAAAGCAAACACAACGGATTCATAATTCATTTCTCACCCCTCGCTCTAATCGTTTCTGCCAGTCGTAGCTTGTATTCGTCCTCACACAACTTCGCGCAAGCCTCACGCTCGGCAAGTACCGCAGCCTGTAGGTCTTCGTAAGAATACTTAGCTATGTAATACTCTGGCATCTTGATCTTTACGAACCCCTCTTTGTACTCAGGGCTATTCTTGTATCGCTCGTACTCACGGTCAAAGGCTTCGTTGACTTCTTTTTCGTTCATTCCCGCCCCCCGTTCATGGCTCGGTCAACCTGCTCGTTTAACTGCTTGTCTGTCACCATGAACAACTGGTGAGTTGCTTGGTTCAGCCATCGGTAACGGTCAGCATCAACCTTCAATTCCTTGATGATCTCTGCGACCTGCGCCATCTCTTCATGCGTCATCAGGTACCCATTCTCAAGCACCCTGAGTAATTGTTTGTAGTCCCGCATATCTCTGTTCATTTAGCCTCCGGTCTTTATTGATAACCAAATAATTAAACCTACTACCAACCCCACCAACAGGAGTGAACCAGTAACAATAGCAAAGGCGAGTAGTAGGTCTATCATCACAAGCAAGTAGTAGTGCAGTTTCCGTAATAGCAACATGTTGTACAGACCAACATGCGACCGCCTGAAAAGATAGTGTTCGTTGTGCAAGCCGCGTAAACAGCGGTTGCGGACATGGCAAGCACCAACCCAACGATATATTTCTTCATGATGTACCTCCTAGTAGTAAGCAATTAAAAATAATACTGCACCAGCAACGGTAAAAAACAACACATTCCAGCCTGACATTCTCCGTTTAAACGTCCTGCCTAACATTGCCTGCTGCAACCAAGCTGTTTCCTCGCATGGAGGAATATTCTTGGCTGAGTACGTGCCTTGTGTGTACCTGCGTTCAAACCATTTGGGTTCATACGCGGAACCGATTTTGATTTTGCATTCCATAATTAATCCTTTGTAAGGCGCATTATTTCAATGCTTTCGCCGTTTAAACAAGTTGTATAGGAACCGCTGCCCCATGTCATTGCGGCAAACGCTGTTAATGTCGATTGGATCTGATGCTTGCCATACTCCCCGAAAGGAACGGTCATGACATCACCGACCGCCATCTTGTCCACCCCAAGACCACGATACAGCCTTGTGAATGTGCCTTGTGGGAACTTGCGGATACGCTTTCTTTCTTCTTTGACTGCAATGGTCAGGTCACCCTTGACGATGTCCTCTCCGTCCGGTATCCGGATAAAGTAATCAACGCCAACGGAGTTGAGATAGACCATTGCTTTCTTTAATGCTGCTTGTTTAACTGCTTCCATGATTAAGCCTCTTTGTGAATTGGTTTACGACGTTTCTTTACTACGCTTGCTATGCCCTCTTCAGGTACTCGGTTCCTCTCTGCGATCATTGCGTCTGCTATTGCGTAACAATTCTTTGCATGGTCTTCCAGATTAGGAGGCATCCATGCCTTGGAGATCATAGCGAACGCCGCAAAGAAATCTCTTAGGTCTTCATCATTCATGTTTCACCGGACGGATCAATGGCTCAAGCCCGTCGCACACCAACTGAGCGAATGACTTGCCAGACGGGAACATCATCTGTGCGCCTTTGGTTTCCCTGACAACAGCTATCGCAGTGTTTAAACCTTCATTGAAGCCCTGCTCAAACTTGTCGCCGTCCCGATCCATACGCATGTAAATGCCTTCGCGAGCCACTTTAGATGAAGAGATTGCGCGATCATCTGCGAACTTCTTCATGCGTTCAGCTTCGTTAATCGGCATGTAAATCATCACCGCCTTGACCGGAACTTTAGAACGGGTCTGTTTTTTTCCAATGCTCATACTCTTCCACCATCTTGTCGAATTTATCTTTAGCTTCTGCGTTACCGTTTAGTTCTGTGCGTGATTCAATACCACACAGTTCATAGACGGCATCGATAGCCTCCTGTTCGTTCTTGTGCATCGCGTGACCTTCCTCGCACAGCCACACCTGAAACTCTCGGTTGCGGCAGAGGATGCCTGCGTGTTTAACCCTGTTGTCGTAGGGTGTGGCGGTTTCATCATCTTGGATGCGTACCATTGCTACACCGTATCGAGACCCAACGAAATCCCGCAACAACTCTTCGGGGATCTCGTCAGGATGGATACTCAGGGTCAATACAAAGCCAGTGCGGTCTTGCTTAAGCGATACCTTTACTGCTTCGAATTGAAGTGCGTTCATGTTGTCCTCAGAAAGGGATATCGTCATCCGCATCTGCGATGGATGCAGCACGTTGACGGGGTTGTTCTTGTTTCTTGTAGTTTGGATCAGGTTGCCATGTATCAACACTTAGCGACAAATAGGTCATTCCTGACTTAGCTACTTTTTTCCATCCACCAATTTTGATTGTTGCCATTCCGTCCTTGACTTTAACGGTAGACATATCAAGCAAAATCGTTCCTTGATAATCAGGTGATAAAGGCTGAAGCTTTTCTTTGTTAACGAACAAACTGCCAGTGTTTGGCTTTGGCTCGTAAGGTTTGTTAAAACTTTCTGATTGGTATCCCATGACTACTCCTTGATGTTTGCTTTAAGTTCAGTAAAGCAGGTTTTTAAATGCTCGAATAGAGCGGTGTCAGCCCTCTTTAAGGCATCGATTTCTTTTTGGTTAGCCTTCCAAGCACCAACCAATTCTTTCTGCGAGGTTTGTTCCACTGCCCACGCAATAAGGTTATCAACAAACAACTGATGATTCGGGTTTACTGGCTCAGTCTTCTGCGGGATAACAATCGGTTTGGCAGGTGTCTCTGCAGGTGCGGCGGCATCCACTGAATCATGCTCCACAATCTCCATCGCCATGAGCCAGAGGTAACGGCGCATATACGTATGAGTACTACCTAAATTCTGTATTGCTTGACCCTTGCTGTTTTCTGCAAACACCATCGGGCTTGTAAACTCGATGCTACCCTCGTCACCGTAGACCGTCAGGGATGCAGTGTCATTGGTAAACCGCACCACGCCACACAGCCCGACCTCGTTAAAGATCCTGTGGATGGCAGGGATAAAGTCACCAAGCTCGAAGTACTCGTAGCCTGCAAACTTGTTCTTGCCGGACTTCTTGATGTCGGCAGACAGGAACATTGTCCTCGCCTTCTGAAGCTGTTTAAACACGCTCATTTTCTTGCTCCTTGTTGAACTGTGAACACCACTTTGCTACACCGCAGAAGTTGCCAGTACAACGCACCGACTCGCCCTTGCGGATTTCAATGAAACCTTTGTCCTTGGCAGGCATCTCTGCAAGCAAGGCATCTGCCTCTTCTTGTGTATCAAGCACACGCACTGCTGTCTTGCGTCCTTCCTTCTTGACCGCGAACTTGGTCTCCCTTGTCCAACGCTCTTCGTCTGTGCAGTGGATCAGCTCGTTGTCCCAGTCAGCATCAACCTTCGCTTGACGGTGCAACTCGATCCGCTCCTTGATGTACTTCTCCACCTCGCTAGAATCCATTAACGCAATGGGTACTACCTGCGCACTGGCCTGTGGGTAATTCGGGTTTGTAGCGGCCTCGCGGCGGCTCCAATCGCGGATAAAAGCACAGATGCTGATTGAGGATACTTTCTTGCCCTTGATCTTGCCGACCATCCATGCGTAGATGTTCTGTTGCAATACCCATTCGATCTTGTCTTCGCGCAACGCCCAAGCACTTGTGAACTTGTAGTCAGTGATCTTGATACTGCCATCGACCTCTTCCTGCAAATCCATTGCGCCCGACAGGATGACACCGTCAATCTCTACGTACAGGCGTTCCTCTGCCTGCAGTCCATCGTTAGTCTTCTTCTCGAGCAGGTTGTGTGCCATCGTCCCCATCAAAGACCAAGTCATGTCGCTTACGTCTTGCTCCATGCCTTCCCAATGCTTAACACGCAAGCGTTGGATTCTGGGCGGGGAAATGATTTCTGTGACAGAATAGTCGGCACGTCCCTTGCTGTATGCGCTCTTGGTTGCAAGGTCTACAAAGGGTTGCGGTAACCCGAATTTATTGGTGATCTTCATTAAGCCTCCGTATATGGAAAACAAATAATAGCAAAAGAAAATAAACCATGCAAGCACTTTCATTAATTATTTTTGGTGAGCCTGCATCAAAAAGCAACAGTCGTAGGTTAGTACGGTTTGGCTCTATGTCACGGCTGATAAAGTCTGCGAAAGCTTTGTCTTATGCTGATGCGTTTAAACAGCAAGTTGCTTCGCTGGGATACGAACCGTTCACAGAAGATGTGGTTGTTACCATGACGATCCACTATGCGTCACGCAGACCTGACCTAGACGAAAGTCTGATCCTTGATCTACTGCAGGGGGTCACTTACCTGAACGACCGACAGGTAAAAGAGAAGCACATCTATTGGGGGTTGGATAAAGAAAACCCTCGATGCGAGATAACAGTCACCAAAAAATAAAGGCAGATGCCGAGGGGGACACCTGCCTTTACCGACCCTGAACAGGTCTCTTTCGCGGAGGCTTAATCACGGGAAAGTATTGCAATGATACACGAACGAAACACAGGATCAATACTTATGTTTGTAACTCTGTGTGGCTATTGTCGAGTTGCGAACGTTCGTATATAATTGTTGTGATAATTTAGTGTCGTGGGGGATACGGGGGTTAGCGCCCTGTATGGCATGGAAACATGAGTACCTTGGCAGGCACTCGCACTCTTCGCCACTTTCCGATTTCGACACTGCTTTATGTGACCCCCACGCTTTACTTTTGTTTTGATGTAGTGCAGAATTAGCACATCCCTTGGCGGGGGTGAAGTATTCCAACAAGGTTTCACATGGATACACAGCGAGTGTTGGCTCGTCCCGCCAGATTCCCTTAAAAAAGGAATTGTGTATTCAGGTGAAACCTTTTTTTTTAAGGTTTGCAGATGCATTACTTCAAGAAAAACATAGGCGATTACGCCAAGAAGACAGGGCGGCTGACCATGCTACAGCATGGCGCATATACCCTCCTGATCGATTCCTGCTACGACAGAGAAAAGTTTCCAACGTTGGCTGAAGCTATCGAATGGACATGGGCTTCCACCAAGGAAGAAGTCGAGGCAGTGCAGTTTGTACTCACCAGATTCTTTGATGAAGTGGACGGGGTTTACATCCAAAAGCGTATCCAAGAAGAGATAGATGAGTACCACGCCAAGTCCACGATCAACAAACGAATCGCTCAAGAGCGTGAGTCCAAACGCAAGCAAACGTTAACGAAACGTACACGAAGCGTTGACGATGCGTTTGATTTAAGCAACGAAGCGCCACCTAACCATAAACCAATAACCAATAACCATAAACCAATAAATACTACACCGCCTGACGGCGTATCACAGTCCGTTTGGGATGACTTTGTTCTGCAACGAAAAGAAAAGAAGGCATCCATTACAGAGACTGCAATCCAAGGTATTGAACGCGAAGCAAAGAAAGCAAACATGACCTTGAACGATGCGTTACAGGAAATCTGTGCAAGAGGTTGGGTTGGGTTCAAGGCTAAGTGGGTACTTGATCAACAGCAAACCATACCTACTGACTTTTGGAAGGACAGATAATGCAAGGCTACAACGATATTTTGACAGCAGCAAAGAAGGGTGAGCGTTTAAACAAGGTGTTCTTTTATGTTGATGCTATGCCATACCGGATCAAGAAAGGCGAGGTCATGAAGAAATTCCCAGTCAACGTTATGTTTGTTGACTCAACTGATGACCCTGCCAAACTATCTTTTAATGCCTTGCGTGATCTTCAAGTGCATATCGTAGGCGCAAACAGCGAGCGCGTCCGATCGTTTGCTGAGCGTGTATTGACGTTTAAACCGTCTGTGCTTTGCTGGGACGACGGCTGCGAAATGGAAATCATAAGGTGTAAACAATGAGAGACTACGAAGGCTTAGCCAGTCAGATTATCCACGGCGATAGCATCATCCCTTACACGGTGGACGATGAGGTGCAAGCCAAGGTCTACGATGGCAGTACGTTCAGGGACGAGCTTATCGAAAGCTTTAAAAGCCCCGACCAAGTGACGGGTGCGAAACTTCCTTGGGGATCAACGCATTTCAATATCCGATTCCGGACAGGTGAAACGACCATCTGGGCAGGCATCAATGGTCATGGCAAGTCGCAATTGCTTGGCATGGTAAGCATTGGATGGATCGCGCAGGGTGAGGGCGTGCTAAACATATCCCTTGAGATGAAACCCTTGGCTACCCTGAAACGGATGGCGATACAGGCTTGCATGAACGATCAGCCTACCGACCTGATCCTGAACAAGTTCATGGACTTCATGCTGTGCGCGGGGTACGTGTTTAATCACCAAGGCAACATCGAGACAAGGATAATCTACGGCGCGATCCGCTATGCCGCATCCAAAGGACTCAAGCACGTGATCATTGACTCGCTCATGAAGTGCGTCAAGGGCGTGGATGATTACAACGCCCAGAAGGATTTCGTTAACCAGATCACCCAACTTGCCCAACAATACAACGTCCATGTTCACCTTGTGCATCACATCCGCAAGCAAGAGAACGAGCAGAAAATACCCAACAAGTTCGATCTCGCGGGATCGGGGGCGATGACCGACCTTGCCGACCAAGTGATCATTGTCTACCGCAACAAGCACAAGGAGCGTACCGTAGAGAAGAATCCAGAGGACAAGGACGCACAGTCGATGCCTGATGCTGTCCTGTCAATGGACAAGAACCGCCACGGGGAATGGGAAGGGCGCGTACCCCTGTGGTACAACCCAAGCTGTAAGCAGTATCTATCGGACAGCAGGGCTAGACCACTGGATCTGATGGACAGTGGAACTTACGTGTTTAAACGTTAAAATGAGGCTTGAAATGAAACTTGGAAGCAGTAGGAATCAGTGCGGTGCGTGTCGGGAATACTTCAACTCGAACAGGATGTTTGAAAAACACCGAACCGGCGTCTTCGGTGTAGACAGACGCTGTTTAAACGAGCAGGAAATGCTGGACAAAAAGATGCTTAAAAATCCTGCAGGATTTTGGATTGGTAGCATCATGGATAAATCTTTAATCGAGAAACGAAATGCCATACGTGAACAAGAAGAGACCGTATAAAAAAGAATACGCTCAGCAACAAGAGCGTGGCGAACAACCCTTGCGTAACGTCCGCGAGCGAGCGCGTTATGCAATGGATGCCAAGGGTATCGACCGCACAGGAAAGGACATTGACCACGTAACGCCTCTATCCAAGGGTGGCACGAACGCCAAGTCCAATCTCAAGCTGAAGACCCCAAGTGCTAACCGTTCGTTTAGCCGCAACAGCGACCATACGGTCAAAACAAACAAACCTAAAAAATGAAACTTTCTCAAAACATCTGGGCATCATGGACAGCCGTTTAAACGCTGTACGGATTGATCTGTCGCCCGCCGAGCTTCATGTCTGCAGAATCCTTGGGATAATGCGCAGGTCTGAGGCTATGAACAAGGTCAAGGATCAGCAGGTAGGAAGCGATGACACTTGGTCTATCGACATCGATGGAGTGGTGGCTGAGTACTGCGTTGCCAAACTGCTAAACCTATGCCCCGATCTGACGGTCAGCGTACGCAATGGCGGCGCGGATCTAATCAGTCGCAAGGGTAAGACCATCGATGTTAAATCGACCCGCCATGTAAACGGCAGACTGCTTGCCACGATCAAAAAAGCCGACGATCCATGTGATATGTATGTCCTCGTCATTGTGGATAATTTTGGCGGGAATGTCGTTGGGTGGGCATCTAAGGCTGATCTCTTTATTGAAGACAACAAGCAGGACTTAGGTTATGGGATTGGGTACGCCCTACCTCAGTATGGGCTTAGACCGTTTAAACAGCCTTAATAACCCCGGGCGACAAACTCCAGCCGGGAAAGCTGGTCAACGTTTAAACGGTTTTTGTTGTAACTGCATACCTGTGTTGCAGTTACCGGAGGGGGAGGGAACTGGTCAGGTTTCTTTGGGCGAAAAAAAACCCCCCGACCGCCGTAGCAGAAGGGGGGTTGTTTACTGCGCAAGGATATCAAGCGCCCAGTCAAACATAGCAAGCGCAACAATAAAGACCGCCACAAAGGCGATCCAATCTCCGATGGTTTTCATTCTTCGTCCTCATCAATGCTTACTACCACAAAGCCATCACTTATGATCGTTCCTACCTCTAGTGGCTCTCCGTCCATGTAATAGAAGATACCCTCATCTTCTGTATCCTCGACTTCATCCCATGAGCCAAGGGCAATCTCTACGCCGCAAAAATCTACTTTGCGAGCAAGTGGGTCACTAGGTAGCCAAAACCCAGTGCAGTATTTTGTTTTGTATTTACTCATCTTCGTTCTCCAACATAGGAAAAAGGTTATCCGCTGTATCGCTAATCACGTCCCAGTTAATGCCGACTGTCGCGTCATGATTGCGTTTGATCGATTGCAATACTTCCCAAGCCTGATCATCACTTAAGTCAGGACGCACCTCTTGCACGTCAGAGGTGTACCAACGGTCATCGATGTACCGCTCGACAGTCTGTGACTCAACGTGGTTGAGTAGGACATCATGCGCGTACGCCCAAAGCTCGAACGTGTTATCGCCATTGCTGTCGCACAGGTACTTGTCCGACACTATGTCGCGCACCATGTAACCCTCACTGGTTTTCTCGATAAAGAATTTTGAATAGTCCATTTCAATGCTCCTTGTTGTTGAATTCATCCCACATGCTTTTAGCAAACTTAGACCACACACAATTCTCAAACTCTTGAGTCAATTCATCATCTGCCAGTAAATCGAATGCAAGTTCTATCTTTTCCAATTCGTTCATTATCTATCCTCCTCGTCTCGAAATGGATACGACCAATCGGTCAACTCATCTAAGCTACGGGCAAATCGACCTTTCCCGCGAAAGAAAGCCCACTCTTCACAGTTGATACAACCCCAAGCAAAATGCTTACAAGGTTTGTGTATCGTGCTGAACTTGTTGTAATGCCTACGTGTACGCATCTTCATGACCGTTCCTTGTTTGATTATTGAATTGAATTGTTGATTGAATCTTGTGCATCATAAACACTGGTGATCACCTCTAGGACGTAACCACTAAACACGTCCTTGTCGTTGCAAGCCATTGCCCCTGCCTGCGCCAACAGCATGGCGAGCGCGGGGATGACATCGTCTAACTCCTCCCCGTCCAGTGCCGCCGCAAGTTTTTCTGATAATTCCATACTACCTCCGGAGTGTTTTGAGTAATGTGTTGAATGATGCTGAGCCTAAGTCGCGCAGATCATTTGCTGTACTAGCGTTGTCGAATACCTGCTTAACATCTGGTGAACCGATACCTACTGCAACAATGGTGATGCCCTGCTGTTTGGCTACATCCTGCACGTGCCGGATATGCTCAGGAACGAATCCATCTGCGTCAGTCAGCACAAACAAAACCTTGCGCGTCTCGCGTTGTTTGGCAAGGTCTTCGATGGACAGCATGAGAGCGGAATAGTCAGGCGTTCCTGACCCTACCCAATAGTTGATCGAGCCAAGCTTGGATGACGCAGAGCGCATCGACTCGCCCCATGCCTTGAACGGAATAAACTTGGTGTTCTCGCCGTCAGCCCTGTACTGTTTGCCAGTGGTACGCTCGTTTGCATACTGGGCGGTGGAGCTACCCTTGAAACCGGTCACAGCAAAGTTGATGCCTGCCTTGTCAAAGATGCGAGCCAGTTGAATCGCCACACCATGCGCAACGTGGATGCACCCGCCCATCTCCATCGATGCACTGCAATCGATCAGCACAGACACCGCACTGGTGTCAGCCTCTTTCATGTCGCGCCGTTTAAACACCGTTGTGGATCCGGTAGCAAAACGGGTCAAGGCTTTGCGGTCAAGTTTGCCTGACTCCTCATGGCTAGACCAACCAACCAAGTCGACCGACCGTAGAATGCGCAGAAGATGCGCACGTGTCGCACCCATACCCTGCGGCACATCGTTGTAGTACTGCAAGAACTTGCGGTCACAGCTTGCTTTGTCGAGATTCATAATCACTCCCAAGTAAACGTTTCGATGACGGGTTTGTTGGTGTACGGACGTGGGTGCTTTTTGTCCGACAACTTACCCGCAACTTCTGATTCAATAAAGTCGGCAGGGTCAACATTGCGACCGCCGTTAAGCTTGCCGTTCGACTTGCCTTTCGACTCGCCTTTCGGTTCGCCCTTGTCGGACTCGCCTGCCTGCCCGTCCTGATTTCCCTGACCATCCTGATCGCCCTGCCCTGAATCCTGATCGCCCTTGTCAGAGCCGCCCGTAGGGTTGCCCTGCGAATCCCCCTCAGGCGCGTCAGAATCGTCTGTGGGCTGTTTTTTTGGGTCACCCTTACCCTCACCCTTGGTATTCCCATCAGAGCGTTGTGGCTCGTCTGCGTACTGCTTGATCTGCTCGTAAAGCTTGATCGCCGCAAGCACCACGCCCTCAGTGTTGCGCGACTGTTTGGCTGACTGCAAAGCCTCGTGGATATGCACAGCCAAGGGTGACTGATCGATGATCGATGGCACGTCAACGTGATAGCCGTTTAAACGCCGACCCTCGACTGCAAGCATAAACGGAATGTTTTTTAGATCGTCCGGTTCAACGTACCCGTCACGCGCAAGCACAGCATTGAGCAGGTTTTCAAACAAGTACTTGCTGTTGGGTGCAAAGCCTGACTCGATGGCGCGTTGTTCGATGCGCGGGTCTTCGAGACCGTTGATCAGTTGCCCTACATACTGCCCGTGCTTTGCTCGCGCCTGATCCCACGGCTCGTTATTGGTGTACAGCCCGTGACCCAAACCCTCGTGGATGGCAAAGCCGATCAGGTTATTGAACGTGCCGCGATCAACATCGGCAAGCTCGTCAAGGGCAGGGAATACAACCGTTGCATCGATCTGCGAACCCTCGCGGTTGAAGTTGATTCCTGCTGTAGTGCCGAACCACTTGACCTGAAGACTGCGGAACTTCGAGCCGCTGTTGGCAACGATCCGTTCCATTGTTGCGGCAACGCCGCGTTTAACATCGATCCCTTTCATTACTGCACTCCTAAGTAAGATTTGAGTTTGGCAGAATCAATTGACGCGGCAAAGATCCCGCGCAATTCAGCCTCGCACTCGCTTGGAAACTTGTTGACGATAGCGTTATTGAACGCCTTGCCTACTGGCATACCGCCCTTGATCGCTCTCGCCCATGCAAACATCTGACGCAAGCTTGGTGGCTGAGTCAGCAAACCCAGACGAGCCTTGGAACGGGCAATGTTCGCAAACCGGACTAGCGAGCGGGTTGCATCGCCGTTTAAGCCTGTACGCTTGGTGATCAGGTCAACCTCTTGATCCTCTGGCAAGTAGTTGAACCGGAGCGTATAGCTGAAACGATCAAGGAACGCGCTGTTTTGCTCACGTACACCCGCAAAATTGCCTGACTCGTCACCATGCCCAGTCGAGTTGTCAGCCGCGAAGAACACGACACCAGTCGCAACGGGGACAAGCTTGCCTGTTTCGGTGATTTCCAGAGCGCGGTGAACTGAATGCTCAGTCACAGCGTGTAATTTTGAAATATTCTGCGGACGTGCAAAGCCAACCTCATCGAGCAATATGATCGCGCCTGCGTGTTGGATAGCCTGAGTCAACGTGCCTGCCTTCCAAACAACGTCACCATTCTCGATGGTGTTTGCTCCGATGAACGATGAACTTTCGAGACCCTCCTCAAAATTGATGCGCACAAGCTTGCGCTTGAGACGCGCCGCGATTTGGGTCACAAACTCGGTCTTGCCTGTGCCACGCTCGCCGCCCAACCAAGTATTGTCTGGCAACGCGCCCGATAGAGCGATCAGCGTCTGGTGCAGGGCGGCAGGGTCAAACACATAGTCCGACACCAGTGCAGGGCAGGCAGGATCGTCCCAGACCTCGACTTCAAACGTGCTGAAGTCGATCAGGTTGCCCTCGTCATCGCGGTAGAACAGGTCACCGTCAAAAACGTTTTGTGCCTCTTCCCTGCGTGTTTTGGGGAAAGCTTTGGCAACGTCAGCCGCAAGGGTGGGGAACTGGTGGGGAGGGTGAGCCTCCTTGAACTGATCAAACAGGTCAGCAATTGTCGAGCGGATCGACTCGTTGACCTTGTCATAGTCCACGCCCTGCAAGGTCTGCGTCTTGCGCCGAATGTCCGACACTTCGTTCAGGGCAGAGTGCATAAGCTTGGTCACTGACACAAGCTCACTGGTGAGGTGGTCAACGCGAGGATCAGCCTGAACCACAGGGGTTGGGCTGAAAGTTGCGCCTGACAATGGCTGAGTGTTTTTGATATCGTCAAAGCTGATCAGCCCACGAGTAATCAATTCGGTAAGGTGAGCGATGGCAGTCGTTTTATCTTTGACTGTGTTTTGACCGACAGCAACGAGTGCCGCATTAAGTTGAGCAAGGGGGAAAAGGACGAGTCCGCGCATGATGTAAGCCTCCGGCGTTTAAACAATAAGGGGAAGTGAATCGTTCGGGCAGAGCGGCAGGTTGGGTGCGCCGTCTTTGTATGCCCACTTGGTGGATAGTCTGATCGTATAGCCACAGCCAACACAGCAAGCCTTGAGCATACGGGTTGACTGCGTTTTCTTGTTGGCGCGTACGTTCAGCGATGCATGGGGATAGTCACCCAAGCTCTTGACCATATCGCCCATGTATTCTTTGAAACGGTCACCGATGGTGGTGGACGTTGGTTTGCCCTCAAGCCACAGCAAGCGAGCCGCGACAGGGAAACGTCCGCGATGCCCGTCACCGTCCGTTGCCGCATGGCAAAGCTCATGCACTAGCACACCGAAAACCTCGAACGGATCGTCAATGACAGGCGAGATCAATATCTCGTGATGCTGATCGTCACTAGCACTGGGAGACCAATGCTCACCGATGGCGCGGTGCTGTGACCGTGCCTTGCTTGATGGAAACCCGCAAGCCACGCGGATCAGGTCAGGCAGGGCAAAGCCACGTGCCTCGAAAACAGGGCGCAGTTCTTCGACTGCGGCTGACAGGTATTGCTCGCGGGTTTGGTACATGATTAAGCCTTTACAGGGAAGGTGAAAAAAGAATCGGGGGAAAGCTTGAAGGTTTCAGGTCTGCCAGTCAGTGACTCGTTGGCGCGAACCTCAATCACAACGTCATCACCCTTTCGTGTGTTGATCGCGACAGCCTCGGCGTGGCTGATCCACGCATCTTGATCGTGATTTTCGAAGTCCTCGACCACTGAGGACAGCCAGTCGATGTAAACCTCTTGAGCGGGAGCGGTCAGGAATATCATGTTAAGCCTCGTTTAGTTTGTTTGCCTGCGAGAGCGCAGATTTGAAAGTCTTGAATGTTCTGGTAAAGCGTTCGATTTGAAGCTTGCCCTCGCTGTTAATCACAGTGCGAGCGATGCCGAAACGCGTATCTCCTGCGTTCAGGCTGTGGACGTGCCAGTGAGTCAATTCGATCATGATTGCCCTCAGATGTTGTAAGACGTGAAGAGCCGCACTGAGTACTGGCGGCGCGACAGGCGGCGAACGTCAGCCCCAACAGTGGCACAACCACAGCAGTCATGCTCATGCCGACAGTGCGAGTACGACAGGGATGTTGCTATATGGGTGGACAGGTCAATACCGCCCAGAGCGGCAGGGGCGATCACTCGAGTGATGCTCATCTTGCCATCGATACCCTCGTCAGTGATCAGGCGGGGGGTGAGCATCTTTGCGTACCCAAGGAACTCCTGGGAATCAAGATGATCCCAACCTAAGCGGTACTTGTTTGTGAGCTTTTTGAAGAGTGTGATTTGCATGGTAAGCCTCCAGTGTTTGCACAAGACCGCCGGAGCGGTTTCGGGTATTGAACCCTCGTCAGTTGCGCTTGCGGATAATCGATAGACCGTACGCCTGTTGTTGGGCAAACAGCCTCGCGTCTTTCAATGTCTTGAAGTAGAGCTTTTCGCGTTCGCTAGTCAGTTCCCAAGGGTAGGTCTTGCTTGGTTGCGTCTTCATGTTGTATCTCCAGTTTGCATAAGACCCCGCGAGGGGTTTCGTCCAGTCAGGACTCATCAGTTATGCTGATTTTTTCTTGGTGCGCAGTAGGAAGAGGTCACGAATCACATCGATCTCAGCCCACAATTTAATGATGTAGGGGTTCTTGATATCCCGCTCCTCAGGGTGGTGGCTCAGTGTGGCGTAGCAATCTCTCAACGCCCAGTCCAGTTGGTTGTCAGGCTTGCCCCAGTGCTTGACTTTGAAAACTGCGTAGTGTTCTTGGTAGGTCATGGTGTATCTCCGATTAGTTAGTAATAGCGTGTACCCAGATGGCGCGGTCAACCTGCACTTCCCAGTGAGTGTCATCTGGGTTTTCAAGCAAGCACAGGATGAAGTCTTGCTTTTCAAGGTTGAAGTACTGCTCTTGACTCTGGATGCAACCCTTGAGCTTGAGAGGGGTGCGTTTGATCAGGGCGGCAAGGTCTTTGTTTGATATTGCATGGCGATGGGGGATCATGGTGTATCTCCGTTGGGTTGAAAGTAAATCAGACAACGCTCTCATAAAACGTTGTCGGTTGACTCTCAGGTTGCGTTGACTTCGGCGATAAACTCCCGCGCCTTTATGACACTTTGCTTTAGTGCCGTCAGTGTGTAGCAGACATCACTGGTACTGACTCTTTTTTTGTTGACCAACCCATAAAGGCGATCAGGCAATAAGGTGTTGAGCGAACCGTATGCAATGACTGCAAATTCCTTGCACTTGCCCTGATCAACTAGTTCGCTGATCTGTTTGTTCAGTGCATCCTTTTCAGCCATCAGCCCGTTGGGGTTGGAGTAGTGAAACAAGGCAAGGTCTGCATTTGACCAACTCGACTCGGGCTTGATTGCTTGCTTTGTGATGTATTGATATTTCATGATGTTCTCCAGTGAAAGTAAATCAGTCAGCACCCATAAGATGCTGACGGGTTACTCTCGATGACCTCCGTTCAACGTCTGCGCTCTTGTTAGCCGCTCCGCCATTCTCCCTCGCTCTGTCTCCGCTAGCACAGTCTTATAGTGTTCATCGCTTAAGGCTTGCACCCTCGCTTACACACCGGAACTATCTGGATAACTCGGTCATCATTCAGAGCAAAGCCTCGCGGCTTGACTCTGAGTTAGTAGCTGTTCTCTTGGTTAGCCATCAGCACTTTTATTAAGGGGGCAACGTTTTAGAACCCCTCCCGATTGAGTCTGCGCCTCGGGATCTGGCGGTGATGTAGGCGGTCTTGGATGGTGACCTAGAACCTGCATCTGGCGAGTCGGGCGGCTGTTGGATGTTTTGCCTAGAACCCTTGCTGTACTGAGCCTCCAGTTTATTCGCAAGTGTTTAAACAATGCAAACGCTTTCGGTGTTTTGTTGCTATTGCACCCCTTTTTAAGTTTGGAAGGGAGGGTTTCGCAAAACAGAAGGCGGCTTGTTTAAACGAGCTATACGGCGTTTGTTTGGAAAGACACATTACCCCCTTGACACCCTCGCTAAAAACTCTAATGAATGCTTAGTGCCTGATGCATGGTCACGCCCGTAGGTCAATTCGTAATTTTGGAAGACAGGGTTTTGCAAAACGGAAGGCAAGACGTTTAAACACCCTCAGAGCGATTTGTTTTGAAGTTGATACCTACCCCTTGACCACTGCGATAAAAACTCTAATGAATGTTTAGCCCGTCAGTCTGTGGATAACTTGTGGATATGTGGATAACTTGCAACATTCTGTGGATAACTTGCGAACAGTTCGCGAACTGGGGTTGACACTGTACGTTTAAACAGTGATCATCGCAGGCAGGTGTCTCAGGGCGTGAGACAGATACGCAAGGGAATGGAAAATGAACCAAAAACCACAGGTAGATGATGATCTGGACGGGTTGCTAAGTGATAGCACTGGGACAAGCGAACACGCTTTCAAAATTGCCGCGCCCGTCCTAGACAGTGAGCAACTGCGAACAGCGGTTGAATCGATCTCAGAGAGACGTACAAAGGATGGAAAGCTATACGGTGTCAAGCTAGACACAAGGGGACGTATAACAGCTAAACAAAGACTATTTGCATCCCTGATAGTTCAAGGGCTTTCTCCCAGAGAGAGTTACAGAAAAGCCTACAACTGCCTGACAGCAAACGAGTCCACGATTGCAACGTCAGCGAATCGTCTAATGAACGATCCAAAGGTTAGTGTCCTGCTCCAGTCATCCTTGGACAAGCGTGAAGAAAACCTCGTCTCTGACGCTGTAGCTACCAGACGGCACGTGATGACAGAGTTGCTGAACCATGCCAAAGAGATGAAGTCCGAAGGTTCTAAGCTCAAAGCACTGGAGCTAATCGGCAGGGCTGTTGGCATGTTCACCGATAAGGTAGAGACCAAGGTTGAAGAGGTCAGCACTGACCAACTGAAACGGGAACTCGAGACGCATCTGGCGTTGCTCGATGGTGCTACCAAACACTGACCGTTTAAACCCTTTCTGTAGAACTGGTCAGGTCTTTTGTATCCGGATATGGTCATTAGCTAATCCCTATTGACTATCCAATCACAATCGATCTGACCTATCGTATCCAATCCAATCGATCCGCCATGCGACAGCCCCACCCTTTGCGATACGCCCACAGCCCAACCCCACCACTCCCGCACCCCCTAGAACAGGCGCGTCACTCCTGTATACATATACAGTGCATTCCACACATCCTATCACTATCCAATCCTCAACACGAACGTTCGCACAGAAGAAGCTTGCTTCGTATGGGTACGCAGTACCCCACCCCCACATGATTTCTGGCTTGACTTCATTTAAGCAGTCATGGAGAATACCCCCCAGAACGTTTCTGTTTTGTTCACCCCGGGGGTATATATATTTTGAAAAAACTTTTGTCGATGATGGATCCGGAGTTTTTGTTTGCTGATGGTTTTGATGAGTGCATCATTGGGATGAGCTTTAGGGATGATGAGCTGGTGGTGTTGTACAGCAGCGACAAGGTGATAGAGAAGCTGTCAGAAGAGATGACAGAAGAAGAAGCGATTGAGTTCTTTGAATTTAATGTGGCTGGGGCTTATGTAGGACCGAAGACTCCAGTGTTTTTTCCTTGAGTAGACAATGACACCTAAACAGAAGTTAGTCTTGGACTTTGTCCAGACGTATATAAAGATCAAAGGGTTCTCGCCTTCCTATGCTGACATTGCGCAAGGGTTGAGTTTGAAAAGTAAATCCAACATCCACCGGCTTGTGCATGAGCTGCGCAAAGAAGGATTGCTGGACATCCGCCCCCATCTTATTCGGTCAATGACTTTAGTGGATAAGTCGGTTCAGCATATCGAGAAGCTATGAGCTTACTGACCTCCGATGAGGTAAAGCGGTATTTAAAGCTTCTAGATGTTTTGCCTGCCAACTCGCCTGAAATAGCAAAGATCCATCAGCTATTGCGAGCGGATAAAGTAGAACGGTGCAGAGATGGCTTTATGCCCTTTGTCACCAACATGTGGTCTGCCTTCATTGCTGGACGGCATCATAAGATCATGGCTGATGCCTTTGAACGCGTTGCTAACGGAGAATTGAAAAGGCTAATCATCAACATGCCTCCGCGCCATACAAAGTCGGAGTTTGCCTCTTATCTGTTTCCAGCTTGGTTCTTGGGTAAGTATCCTGAAAAGAAGATCATCCAAACTGCCCACACCGCAGAGCTGGCTACCGGTTTTGGTCGTAAGGTTCGAAACCTTGTAAACAGTCCTGATTATCAAGAAGTCTTTAAGACCAAGCTTTCAAGTGATTCGAAGGCTGCTGGTCGCTGGAATACCAGTAAAGGCGGCGACTACTTTGCTATCGGTGTAGGAGGAGCTGTAACAGGTAAAGGCGCGGACATCCTGATTATTGATGACCCGCATTCCGAACAAGAAGCCATGCAAGGCAATCCAGAGGTCTATGACCGGGTGTATGAATGGTATTCCTCCGGTCCTCGTCAGCGTTTGCAGCCGGGCGGATCTATCATTATTGTGATGACCCGCTGGTCCAAAAGAGACCTGACCGGACAGATCCTGCAGAACTCCATTAAAAGAGAAGGAGATGAGTGGGAAGTCATTGAGTTTCCAGCCCTTTTACCTTCTGGCAACCCGCTCTGGGAAGAGTTCTGGTCTAAGAAAGAACTCGAAGCCATCAAGGCTGAAATTCCAGTTGGTAAGTGGGAAGCCCAGTATCAGCAGAATCCAACCTCCGAAGAAGGCGCAATCATCAAGCGCGAAATGTGGAAGATCTGGCATAAAGACCATCCTCCTGCCTGTGAATACCTGATCCAAAGCTGGGATACCGCCTTTGAAAAGAACAGTCGGGCCGATTATTCAGCCTGCACAACTTGGGGTGTCTTTCATCTTCCTGATGATACCGGCACGGATGTTGTCAACATTATCCTGTTAGATGCGTTTAAAGCCCGCATGGAGTTTCCGGAACTAAAGAAAAAAGCCTATGAGCTGTACAAGGAATGGAACCCTGATTCGTTAATTATTGAAAAGAAAGCAGCCGGTGCGCCGCTTATTTACGAACTCAGGCAGATTGGTATTCCTTTATCGGAGTACACACCGAACAAGGGTTCTGATAAGATAGCCCGTGTAAACGCTATATCTGATTTGTTTGCATCAGGGTATGTATGGTGTCCAGATACAAGATGGGCTGAAGAGGTCATGGAAGAATGCGCCTCGTTTCCAAACGGCGAGCATGATGACATTGTTGACTCTACCAGTCAGGCGTTATTAAGATTTCGACAGGGTGGGTTTCTTAGACTTTCGTCAGACGAAGATGATGAACCCGTTATTAAACGCAAGGCTGCGTATTACTGAGACACAACATGGCTATTGAAAAATCACTCTACCAAGCACCAATGGGTTTAGATCAACTTGATCCAGCTATTCAGATTGAGATTGAAAACCCCGACTCCGTATCTATTGAGATGGACGGAATAGAAATTGAAATAGTTCCTGATGGTGACGATGAGTTTTCTGCAAACCTAGCAGAAGAGATGAGCGAGTCAGCCCTACAAACACTTGCGTCAGACTTGGTTGATGATTTTGAATCTGACGTTGCTTCGCGTAAAGACTGGATCCAAACCTATGTAGATGGTCTTGAACTGCTAGGCTTGAAGATAGAAGAAAGAACCGAGCCTTGGGAAGGGGCCTGCGGTGTTTATCACCCGCTATTGGCAGAAGCCTTGGTTAAGTTCCAAGCTGAAAGCGTGATGTCGATATTCCCTGCCGAAGGTCCTGTGATGACCAAGATCATCGGCAAAGAAACGCAAGAGATGAAAGACTCTGCCATGCGTGTTCGACAGGACATGAACTACGAGCTGACAGAAAAGATGCCTGAGTACCGCCCAGAAACAGAGCGGACAATGTGGGGTCTGGGTCTTGCTGGTAACGCCTTTAAGAAGGTCTACGAAGATCCTAACCTAGGCCGTCAAGTAGCTTTGTTTATTCCTGCTGAAGACGTAGTGGTGCCTTACGGCGCAAGCAGTCTTGAGTCAGCAGAGCGTATCACACATGTGATGCGTAAGACAGAGAACGAACTACGCAAGCTTCAAGTTGCTGGTTTCTATCGCGACGTTGACTTAGGCGATCCAGTTAATGTGCTGGATGAAGTAGAAAAGAAAATTGCTGAGAAGCTTGGGTTTCGAGCCACAGCAGATGACCGATACAAGCTTCTTGAGATGCATGTTAACTACGACATGCCCGGCTTTGAGCATGAAGACAAAGACGGCAACCAGACAGGCATTGCTCTTCCTTATGTTGTCACCATTGAAAAAGGTACAAACAAGGTTCTGGCTATTCGTCGCAACTGGAAGCCCGATGACAAGAAGCAATTAAAGCGTCAGCACTTTGTCCACTACGGATATATCCCCGGCTTTGGTTTCTATTGCTTTGGTTTGATTCACCTGATCGGTGCTTATGCCAAGTCAGGCACATCGTTGATTCGTCAGCTTGTTGATGCTGGCACATTGTCTAACTTGCCCGGCGGATTCAAAACACGTGGCATGCGCGTTAAGGGTGACGATACACCTATCGCCCCCGGTGAGTTCCGCGACGTTGATGTAGCAAGCGGTGCATTGAAAGACAACATCTTGCCTTTGCCATACAAAGAACCAAGCCAAGTCCTGATTGGTTTGATGAACCAAATCATTGAAGACGGTCGTCGTTTTGCTAACACTGCAGACCTAAAGATTAGCGACATGTCGTCGCAAGCTCCCGTAGGTACAACGCTTGCTATCCTTGAGCGTACCTTGAAGGTGATGAGTGCAGTGCAAGCGCGTATCCATTACTCGCTTAAGCAAGAGTTGAAGCTGTTGAAAAACATCATGGCAGACAACGCCCCCGATGAATACAGCTACGAACCGCAAGAAGGAAGTAGAACAGCCCGCAAGTCCGACTACAAGAACGTAGATGTTATTCCAGTCTCTGATCCAAATGCATCAACAATGGCTCAGAAGATTGTTCAATACCAAGCCGTTCTTCAATTAGCACAAGGCGCTCCACAGCTTTATAACTTGCCGTTATTGCACCGTCAGATGTTGGAAGTGTTGGGCATTAAAGAAGCGCAAAAGCTTGTGCCAATGTCTGATGATCAAAAGCCTGAAGACCCTGTCACTGAAAACCAAAACATCTTGATGATGAAGCCCGTAAAAGCTTTTGCCTATCAAGACCATGAAGCGCATATTGCTGTTCACGCAGCAGCAGTGCAAGACCCAAAGATTGCTTCGATGGTAGGACAGATGCCGCAAGCTCAAGCATTAATGTCTGCCATGCAAGCACACATTGCCGAACACATAGGTTTTGCCTATCGTGTAGACATTGAGAAACAACTTGGAATGAATCTGCCACCGCAGAAAGATGAGCATGGAGAAGAAGTGGATATTGACCCACAAGTCGAAGCCCGCTTAGCCCCGCTAATTGCCCAAGCAGCACAGCGTTTGTTGGCACAAAACCAACAGCAAGCCATGCAGCAACAAGCTCAGCAGCAAGCACAAGACCCAATGGTTCAAATGCAACAGGCTGAACTGCAGATCAAGGCAGGTGAGCTTGACCGCAAGAAACAGAAAGACCAGACAGATGCGCAGCTTAAGACCGCTCAGCTTCAGATTGAAAAAGAACGTATCGACACACAGGCGCAGATTGAAGGCATTCGAATTGCGTCTAAGGCATCAATGGACAAGGAGTCGCTTGAGGCTCAGCAAATGTCAGAAGGATTGCGCGTTGGTATTGATGCGCAAAAGCATAAGCAGCAAATGGCTGAACGTATAGCCCAACATGTAGCAAGTATTCAATCAAAACCGACAAAAGGTGAAAGATGACAGCTATCGAACTGTTGATTCAGCAAATCGACGAGAAAGTTCAGCAACTCAAAGACCATCTGACAACAGGAAATGTTGACGATTTCAATGAGTACAAACGACTTTGCGGGGAGGTGAGAGGTCTCCTCACTGCAAAGGGCTATACCCTAGACCTTAAACAACGCATGGAGTCCTCAGATGACTGAGATTTTAATCGGCTCAAACCCCGATAACCCGCAAGTAGTAGGAATGTACCGCTCCGAGGCCACTGCCGAAGAGAAAGCGACGCAGTTACCACGCCCAAGCGGCTGGAAAATCCTTTGTGCCATCCCTGAGATTGAAAAAGAGTACGACAGCGGACTGGCAAAAGCCGACGAAACCCTCCGAATTGAAGAAATCCTGACCACTGTTCTGTTTGTGGTGGATCTTGGCCCTGATTGCTACGTGGACAAAACACGTTATCCAACAGGACCTTGGTGCAAGAAAGGTGACTTTGTATTGGTACGCCCAAATGCAGGTTCAAGATTGGTTATTCATGGACGAGAGTTCCGAATGATCAACGAAGACAGCGTTGAAGGCGTAGTTGATGACCCACGTGGCATTCGTCGCAAATAAGGAGCGTTTAAATGGCTGATTTTGAAAAAAATGAATTCAAGTTTCCTGATGAGTTGCAGGAAAACAACAAAAAACAAGAATTAAGTTACGAAATTGAGGGTGAGGGTGACCTTAAGATTGAAATTGAAGACGATACACCCGCTGAAGACCGCAATCGTCAACCAATGCCCAAGGAAATAGTCGAAAAGCTTGAGCAAGAAGAGCTTGAAAGCTATTCCGACGATGTTCGACAGAAGTTTAAACAGCTTAAGAAGGTCTGGCACGACGAGCGACGGGCAAAAGAGGCTGCTTACCGCGAACAGCAGGAAACATTGACCACTGCTCAACGCCTTTTGGAAGAAAACAAGCGTATTAAGGGCATGTTAAACAGCGGTCAAGAAGAATATATCGCTGCATTGAAGGATTCGAACGAGCTTAAGCTAGAAATGGCTAAAAAAGCGTACCGCGAAGCCTATGATTCTGGTGATACAGACAAGCTTTTGGATGCTCAAGAGCTTATTACCAAGACCACAGTCCAAATGGACCGTGTAAATAACTTCAAAATGCCCCCTTTACAAGAGGAAAAGTTTGAAGTACAAACTCAGCAACAGACTCAGCGTCCTGATCAAAAGGCGATGGCGTGGCAAGAGCGCAATCCTTGGTTTGGTCAGGATGAAGAAATGACGGCTGCAGCATTAGGTTTGCATGAAAAACTTAAGCGTACCGGAGTTTCGGTTGGGTCTGATGAGTATTACTCCGTATTGGACAAGACAATCCGGAGGAGATTTTCAGAAAACTTTGGAGAACCAGAACCGGAGGTAACTCCGCGCAAAACCCCGACAGTTGTTGCACCAGCGACAAGATCGACATCTTCAAAAAAGATTCGTCTTAGCACCTCGCAAGTAAATACCATCAAAAAACTTGGTATTACACCGGAACAATATGTACGTGAAGTTTTAAAACTGGAGAACTAAAATGTCTGAAAACAAAATTCCTCGCGATATGCAAACACGTGAACTCACAGAACGTCCAAAGCAGTGGACACCTGCGGAACTTCTCCCTGAGCCAGACAAACAGGCTGGTTTTGCTTATCGTTGGATTCGCGTTTCTATGCTTAACCAAGCTGACCCGCGTAACCTTTCTGCCAAACTCAGAGAAGGTTGGGAGCCTGTAACGCTAGGAGAGCAGCCAAAATTCCAACTGCTAGTCGACCCCAACAGTCGTTATAAAGACAATGTTGAGATCGGCGGGTTGTTGCTCTGCAAAACACCGTCTGAATTTGTTGGACAGCGTAATGAACATTACTCTAAACAAACGCAAGCTCAAACGGATGCCGTAGACAATAACTTAATGCGCCAAAGCGATGCGCGGATGCCGCTCTTTAAAGAGAGTAAGTCTGCAACGAGCTTTGGAAAAGGTTCTTAAATTTAATCTTCGGAGCTAAATATGGCTTACCCTACTATCTCGAAGCCTTACGGCTTTAAGCCGATCAATCTGATCGGTGGTCAGGTGTTCGCCGGTGCTACTCGTAAGATGCGTATTGCTAGTGCATATGCAACTTCGATTGGTTACGGTGATCTACTTATTCGTGCAAGTGACGGTACTGTTGAGCGCTCGGCTGCTACAACTGCTAAACCCACTGGCGGCTTCGCTGGCGTGTTTCTTGGTTGTGAGTTAATCAATCCAAGTAACGGTCAATTGCAATTCCAACAAAATTTTGTTGGTGGCACAACAGTAACATCCGGTTACATCACAGCTTATGTTTGTGAAGATCCAGATGCGCTGTTCCAAGTTGCTGTTGTTTCTGGCACAACAGTTGTGACCGGTGTTCAGTATACGTCTGTTGGCAATAACGCCACCATCGTTAACAACACATCAATCACTGCTGCTGGCAATTCTCAAATTGCTTTGCTTGATTCGACCGCTACAACCGACACATTGACAATTCGCATTGTTGACGTTGTTCCTGACACCGCTTATGTTTCTGGCGGCAACACGCTGTATCCTGAAGTGATCGTAAAGTTCAACTTCGGTATGCATGCATACGAAACCGCCGTCGGCGTATAAGGAGCTAAATCATGGCTATTTCACGCGCACAACTATTGAAAGAGCTGCTCCC